AGCCGCTCGAATTCTGCCAGAGTTTAGAGGTCCGAATTGGGAGGGAGCATTCCCCCAGGAAACGCCAACTCAATGAGTTCACGGGGGCAATCAGCCTCCGTGTAGCCGTCCTCTCCCCCGACGTACGTCATTCCCACGAACACGACCGTTCCCACCGGAGGAACAGGCGCACCGTCCGCCGCCATGATGATTCCGGTAGCCAATGGGTTCTGAGGCAGGCCCTTGAGGTTCCCCTCCTCGTCGCCGTAGGCGATCCAGTGACCCATGACACCCGACACAGCCTCAAGCCACCCGCCAATGAGGGACTTGATGCTCTGCCAGTCGCCATTGATGGTCTCAATGCGGCATGTGGCGTCCGGCTCTACGACGAGGACGCGGATTCGATCGGTCATGTGGAGCACAGTACCTCACTTGTGATCCAGAACCTCATCCCCCAACCTGTACTTTGGTAACGGCTTGGTAACAAGTGAGAGATTCTTGGCGATCCAGCCTGTAGAGCAGGTGGTTCTGTCCGACTGTAACTATGTAAGATCAAAACCTTAAAGACTCTAAGACCTTAGATTCCTAAGGTCCCCCCTTAGGGGGACCTACTAAGACCTAAGACCTTTGATCTAAGAGGGGGGCTAAGGCCCCCCATAGAGTCTCATCCCTTTTCTTCCCCGGCGTCTACGACCTTAGAGGGTCATGTAAACGTAGGTCGGGGTTTACTTCTCCGGTGCTAGGAGGTTCTGCTTTGAGTGGTCAATGGCAGAACTCAGACCGGAAGTTTCGACTCCCTGCCAACTGGGAGTCTTTGAGGAAGCAGGTTCACCGGAGAGATACCTCCCGGTGTCAGGTTCCGCTCTCCGATGGAAAGCGCTGCCTTGAGCCTGCGACCGACGTAGACCACATTAAGCGGGGCGACGATCACCGCATCGAGAACCTTCGGTGCATCTGTGATTGGCACCACGCAAAGAAGTCTGCCGCCGAAGGCGCGCAGGCGTACAACGCAAAGATGAAGAAGTCCAGGGCGAAGTTCCGCAGAGTGGAAAAGCACCCCGGACTCATCTGAGCCAGTGGGGTGTAACTCAGTTGGCAGAGTGGCCGACTGTTAATCGGCTTGTCGCAGGTTCGAGTCCTGCCACCCCAGCGTGAGCCGCGTTGCATCGGTTGTCACACACAATTAGGCACGCCGACAGGATGCATACTGGCCTGTTCGCTCTCGGGGATTCGGCTCCCCGCCCGACAAGAGCGATTCGCCCTAGCCCTCTATCACGCACCGCTCCTCGTGGGCAATGCACCTATGGCTAGGGCTTCTTTCTTCCGAACGGCAGATCAAGGATTCAATCCGCTGCGACTGTTCGGAACCCCTTTGACGGTTGAGCCGCAAGGTTCCTGTCAATCGCCCCCTGAGTAGAGCACGCGCCCCTCCCTCTCACCGCGTGTTCCTCAGGGGGCTTCATTCTTCCCTGCCACAAAAGGAGTCCCCAATGATCCGCGTTGCTACTTTCAACGTTCAGAGTCTGCCGCTTATGCGGCCCGAGCGTGTCCGTCAGGACGTGCGCTTGGCCGCTAGGAAGGCAGACGTAATCCTCTGGCAGGAGATTAAGCCGGACAACTACAAGGCCGCTATTCGCGCTCTTGGGTCGGCGTGGGAGCACTACATTCCTAAGGGCCTCGGCAACAACGGGCCTATCTCGTGGCGCAAGCGGCTGTTCACCCTTGAGGACAAGGGCCGGGAACTGCTGCACGACGGCGTTGCGAAGGTGTGCGAGGACCGGGCAATCACCTGGGTCCGGCTGCGGCGCAATGGCACCCAGCACTCCATTGTCTTTGTTAACACCCACTACGTGGCCCGTGCTTGGAACTACGACGGCACCAAGGCGCTCCGTAAGAACGACAAGGGCGAGGCCGACCAGCAGCCAATGCGTCAGGACATGTGGAACGAGGGCAATGCCCGCCACAAGGACGTGATTGAACTGGCCCGCGCTGAGGGCTATGCCGTCATTGGCGGTGGAGACTTCAACCGTGGTGGTGACTGGAAGGTTCTCGGCAAGCGAATTGCTGGCGAGCCGGTTCGGTACATCGACGGTGGCGGTGGCCTCGACTACATCTACGCCCTTAACGGCGACAACACCCGAGTCCGCAAGGTGCGGCACCGGAACTTCAAGGGCAACAGCGATCACCCGCTCAAGACGGTTCACGTCGAATTGCGGCGAAAGAGGTAACAAGTGGCATCCCTAGCAGAGCACAATGCGGCTCGCAATGACGACGACCTGACCCAGCGATTCATTGCTGCGGCTGAGCAGTTGGGCGTTAGCAACAACGCGCAGATGTGGGTCGATCAGAACCGTGGGGCCATTGTCGCTGTCCGCACGGGCGAGGGCGAGGAGGACACTATCTCCGACGCGCACGCTTATGCCGTTGCGACGTACAACCCACCGCCGCGTCCGGGTGTCAACCCTGCCGCTGTTACCGACAACCAGATCAAGATTGCCATTCAGGCAGTCAAGGATTCCGAGAACCAGTAATTGAAAGGGGGTGAGCATGGGAACCCGTGGCCCTATTCCAGACCGCGAGGCTAACCTCGCTCGCCCCCGTGATCGCCGTGGTGCGGAGGAGCAGGACGCCAAGCGTGGCGTCCTCAACCCCATTGCCATTGACTGGCGAGAGGACGACGAGTGGTCGGACTTCACAAAGAATGTCTGGCGCTCTGCCTCTGCCTCTGGCATGGCTGACTTCTATCAGGACACTGACTATGCGGAACTTTGGTTCATCTGTCAGGAACTCGATAGGTACGTCCAGCCCAAGGTCTACACCAAGACCGGCGAGTTGTACTACAAGCAGTCCCCGGAAATGGTCAAGGCATTGCTGACCGGCCTTTCCAATCTCGGCTTCACCGAGGGCGACCGTAGGCGTATCCGCGTTGAGTTGGATGCCCCGGAGCCTGAGGCACAGAGCGCGTCTGTGACGGCGCTCCACCTGTACCAAGGTGCGCTGAACGACGGCGCACAGTCCCCGGAGGACGAGGAGGGAGTTCCGGGCGAGTGACCTCCTAAACTAAATAGGAGGTTCCGCCTTGAGCGACCTGAGCACCATTGAGATTGAGGCCCTTGAGCCTGTCCTTCTCGGCCCTACGTGGCAGCGGGACAGCAGGGGTCATTGGCTTCTGCCCGCGCGCAACCGCACGCTTGGCTGGCACATTGCCGGTTGGGCGCACGAGTACCTGCGTGCGTCGGACGGTGGCCCTTGGGTATTCACCCCTGAGCAGTTCCGCTTCCTTCTGTGGTGGTACGCCTTTGACGACAATGGCGTATTCATTTACCGACGCGGCGTGCTGCAGAGGTTGAAGGGTTGGGGGAAGGACCCGCTATTGGCGGTTGTCTGCCTCGTGGAAATGTGTGGCCCCTCTCGGGTGGTCATGGACCCCTACGGCAAGCCTCTCGCTGACTCTGACGGCTTCGGACAGGGCAAGCCTCACCCTGACGGTTGGGTGCAGGTTGCGGCTGTTAGCCGCGATCAGACCCGCAACACCATGAACCTCATGCCGAGCCTCATGTCCAAGCACTTCATTGACACCTACCGGGTCAAGCCTGGCATTGAGCGCATTCGTGCCAATGGCGGCAGGCAGCAACTTGAGGCCGTTACCTCAAGCCCTCGATCCCTTGAGGGTAACCGCGCCACCTTCGTAGTCCTCAATGAGACGCACCACTGGGTGCAGGGCAATAAGGGCCACGACATGTACGCCACCATCTGGGGTAACGCCTCAAAGATGGACGGGCGCTACCTCGCCATTACCAACGCTTTCATGCCGGGTGAGGACTCCGTTGCCGAGCGTCAGCGCTCTGGCTACGAGAAGATCGTAGAGGGACGGGCCGTTGATAGCGGCTTCCTCTATGACTCATTGGAGGCCCACCCTGCTACACCGCTGACGCCTGAGGCTCTGCGTATCGCGCTCCCCAAGATTCGTGGGGATGCGACGTGGCTCAACATTGAGACCATTGTCGCGGCGATCATGGACACCACGGTCAGTCCGGCGCGAGCGCGCCGTATGTTCCTCAATCAGATTGTGGCTGAGGAGGATGCCGTTGTTGGCCCCGCTGAGTGGGACATTCTCAAGGACGAGGAGGCCGTGCTCAAGCCGGGTGACGCCATTGTCCTTGGCTTCGACGGTGCTAAGTCTGACGACTCGACTGCCCTTGTGGCGATCCGTATTGAGGATCGCTGCGCCTTTGTGCTCGCCCTTGAGGAAAAGCCTGACGGCCCTCGCGGTGAGAACTGGGAGGTCAGTAAGCCCAAGGTCGATTCGGCTGTCCGCAATGCATTCAATGTGTACGACGTTAAGGCGTTCTTCGCTGACGTTGCGTACTGGGAATCGCACATTGACAACTGGGCTGAGGACTACCGCGAGCAGTTGGCTATCAAGGCTAGCGAGCGCAACGCGGTCGCATGGGATATGCGACAGGCATTGAAAAAGG